ACCAATGGTTAGCATATATAAAAAAGATGCTGGAAACGTTAACTTAAATACAGCTATATATGTATTTAAAGAGTATGATGTAGTTTTGCATCCATTTGCAAAAGAATCTTTAATATATGAAATACATAAAATAGCGGAACAAGCTAAGGAGCAAGAAGATGAAGAAAATACTGATATATGATTGTGAGATAATCAAAGCTATTAGAGACCCTAAGAAAGTAGACTTAGCACATATTGAATATTGTAATGGTTGGGATGACTATGAGACTATGGGTATAAGTGTTATTGGTGTAAACTTTATAAGTGAAGAAGGTGATGAGATATTTAATCATAATGTTAATTCTACAGTAGATATGGAGGCATTAGATGTATTTCAAAATGGTTTAGATGTAACTAATGTACTTGTTGGATTTAATAATCAAAGTTTTGATGATAAACTACTTAAAGCTAATGGATTTGTTATTCCTGAAAGTGTAGTTAACTATGATTTATTAGCTGAGATTTGGGAAGGTGCTGGTTTAGGTAGAGAATTTGTTTATCCTGCACATGCTGGATTTGGTTTAGATGCTATATGTAAAGCTAATGGATTAGGTGAAAAATCTGGAGACGGTGCAAATGCTGCTATACTATGGCAAAAAGGTAAGCATCAAGAAGTTATAGATTATTGTGAAAATGATATTAAGTTAACACGTAAACTATTTGATTTAATTCAAGAAAAAGGTGAAATAAAAGACCCAAGAGAGGATAACTTTTATTTTAAAAAACATAACCCTGACTTTATATTTAAACCAATTAAAGTTAGAAAACTAGAAGAACTAATAAAAACTGAAAATACAGAGTATTTATTACAAGCAATAAGAGAAAGGAAGTAAGATGAGTACAGAATTAGAAATTGAAAAAGATATACAAGCAATAGGTTTAAATGCACCTAGATTAACTCCAGACTTAATTGAGTCTAAAATAGTTAGAGAAGATTATTATCTGTTAACTGATGTTTTAACAGTTTGTGTGCTAACACTAGAAAATGGGTGTACAGTTACAGGTGAATCTGCTTGTGCAAGTCCAGCTAACTATAATAAAGAAATTGGGGATAGAATAGCTAGGGATAATGCAAAAGAAAATATTTGGGTATTAGAAGGTTATTTATTAAAACAAAAATTATTTGAAGGATTAATATAATGAAAAGAGTAGCAATTTGGAATGATGGACCTGTACCTGAAGAGTTAAATGGTGGAACTAGGGGTAATAATACTTTTAATTTTGCCTTTGATTTACCTTTATTAAGTGAAGAGGTTAAAGAGTTTTACAAGGCATTAGCTAATAATGACATAGTTGAGATGGTTGATGCATATTGTGACGTTAGATTTGTATGGGAAGGTATAGAGTTTAAGTATGGTTGTATTAGTTATGACTATAACGATGTTAATAACTGGAATTTCTTAGCTACTAATGAGCAAGAGTTTAGAGCTATTTATAATTATCATCAAAATCATAAATATAAAATGTTAGATTTATTAGAAACAGAGTTATATGGTAGAATTAATGAAACATACGAACAAACATTCACGTTACTTGATGCGGCATTTAATATAGTTTGTGAGGCTAATGAACAAAAAGGTACAATTAAAGATGATAATAACAAAACTATGAAGGGGCCTAAATGGGTTAATCCTGCAGATAGTATTAGAGAACTATTAATAGCTAATGGAGTTAAAGTATGTTAATTGAAGCACAAAAAGGTAAAGCTTTAGATAAGTTACCGAAGAAAGAAACAGAGTCATTTGACACAGATATATTGGCTGTATCAACTAAATATGATGGTAATCAGATATTTATAGTTAAAAGAAATAATAAAGTTACTTGGTTTACTTCAGACTGGAAGCAGTTTGATATTCCAGGTTTAGGTACTGAACTATTACATAATAAATCTGATTTTATATTAGTTGCAGAGTTTATGTATAATTGTGAAGGTAAGTTAGGAGATAGAAAGAAGTCAGCTATTTTAACTACTCTTAGAACTTGTTGGAATAAGTCAATAGCTAATCCTAGCTCATTTAAAGAAAACTTATGTAATATTAAAGTGTTTGATTGTATACCTTATGTAGTTACAGATTTATGTAGTTTCTTACAATATGATTTAGTACAAGAGAATAGATTAGAGGTAGCTAGTTTATTATTCTTTCCATCTCAGATTAGTAAAACTAGAACTAAGTTAATGACTGGAGCTGAAGCTAAACTATATTCTAAAAAGTTAGTTAATGAAGGTTGGGAAGGTGTAATGTGTATAGACCCAAAATCTAAATATCAACCAGGTAAAAGAGTTAACTATAGTGTTAAGTTAAAATATAGAAAAACTACAGACTTATTATGTATAGATGTATTAGCTGGTGAAGGTAAATATGATGGTATGATTGGCGCTTTAGTTCTACAAGATTCTGAAGGTAGAATAGTTTCTGTAGGTAGTGGTTTAGACGATTCAGATAGACAACCTGAATTATCAGATTACTATATAGGTAAAATTATAGAAATTGAGTATGAGCAAATTATGGATACATATATTCAACCTGTATATGTATGTATTAGAAGAGATAAACACAAGGCAGATTAAAATGATTACAGATATAAATGTAGAAGAAGTATGGAATAAAGATGGTAATTGCTGGGACTCTATTATACAATGGAAGTATAATGGCACGTTAAATAAAGTAGCATGCACAGCTAATAGTGAGAAAAGTAGAGTACTATTAAAACTAGTTGAGGGTCAATGTGTAACTACTAAAGAAATACTAACTAAGATTGTGTATAGGAAAAGATAATGGAAAGAACTAAGCATGGATTTTATGTAGCCTTTGATACAACTAAATGTAAAAAGTATTCAGATGCTACTAGAGAAGAAATAGCTAGACTGGCTAGATTAGGTATGAGTCATAGAAAGATAGCTGTTGAACTAGATATACCTGCAGGTAGTATATATAACATTCTTAGGGATTTTAAGATAGTTAAAGAACCTGCGGTTAAACCTAATAGATATTACCATGCTAGAGAAGAAGCTAAGTATCTATATGATATAACTGATGCACAGTTTGACTATGCTAGGAAATATTACCATAGCTATACTGTTAAGTTCAACGATGTTGTGTTTTTACACCAAGACTATATATTTGATTATATAGAAGGAAAGAAAGGATATAGTGAAGATATGGAAAAACAAATACAAGCTAAGATAAAAACTTACTTAGAAAACAAAGGTGCTTATGTAGTTAAAGTTATTCAAGCTACTAAAGCTGGAGTTCCAGATATACTTGCATGTTATAAAGGTTTATTTATAGGTATAGAGGTTAAGAAACCTACAACTAAAAATAATGTGTCTAAACTACAACAACATAATCTTAACTTGATTAAGTTAGCTGAAGGTAGATGCATAGTAGCTTGGGACGTAGATATGGTTAAAGAGTTTATAGAGGATTTAGATAAATGAAAGAGTTACAGAAAATAAAAGACTTAATAGATATTGAAAGAAATTATAGTGGCGATATTAATACTAATAGCTATATAATATGCCTTGGATACCATGCTTTTAGTCTTATTAGAATGAATCTATCAAATAATACTGGTATACAAAAAGAGAATATATTTGGAATTGAGTATAGAATTATAGATTGTATAGACCCAAATTATATAACTCTTATACATAAAGATTTATTAGGGTCTATACTTAGAGAAGTACATAGTACTCAACGTAAAGTACTAGACTCTATATTATTTAGAAGAGATATAGTATGAATCCTTATCAACATCAAATAGATATATCAAGTCAAGCACTTGATATATTACGTAAACATATGATTGTGTATTTAGCTATGCAAGAACGCACAGGTAAGACTCTAACTAGCATACTTATTTGTGAGCAAACTAAGTGTAATAATATTTTAGTTATAACTAAAAAGAAAGCTTTAGTAGGTTGGATAGATACACTTAGTAAGTATAAGCATAATAAAACGTATGAGTGTATTAACTATGAATCACTACACAAATGTACTTTTAAGCCAGATTTAGTTATTATAGATGAAGCGCATAGTAATTTAGGTGCATATCCTAAAGTAGGTAAAACGTGGAAAGAAGTATATAAATTTACAAAGGGAAAGCCTATTATATACTTATCAGCTACACCAAGTGCTCAGACTTATGCCCAACTATATCATCAATTCAAATTAAGTAGTTGGACACCTTGGATTAAATGTCCTAGTTTTTACAATTGGCATAAAGACTATGGTGTAGAGAATATTATCTATTTAGGTGGTAGACAGATTAAGCAATATAATGAAGTTAAAAGTGAAAAAGTTATGAGAGATGTTGAACATCTATTTATTAGCTATACTAGAACTGAGTTAGGATTTGAGCATGAACCTAATGATATTTTACACTATATAGATTTAAGCTCTGAGATTAAAGAATATTATAATAGTTTACTTAAAGATAGAGTAGCTACGGTAGTAGGTACAGAAGTTATAGCAGATACAGTTATGGCATTAAGAACTAAGCTTCACCAGATTGAAGGGTCAACATTAAAACAAGAGGATAAAAATATTTTTCTATCTAAAATAGATAAAATAGACTATATACTTAAGACGTGGGGAGACTCTGATAATTTGGTTATATTTTATCAATATCAAAATGAATTAAGCCTATTAAAGCAAACTTTCAAGTCAGCTACTATTTTACAAGGTACCTCATTTGCGGAGGGTGTAGACCTATCTATGTATGAAACTTGTGTTGTATATAGCATGGATTTTAGTACTGCTAAATATACTCAGAGACGAGCTAGACAGTGTAATATGAAAAGAGATACACCTATTGACTTTCACTTCCTATTAGTTAAGGGCGCAATAAGTGAACAAGTGTATCAAACTGTAGCAGTTAATAGAACTAACTTTGTTGATAGCTATTTTAATAAACAAGAGATTTAACTCTCTTGTTTTGGTGGTATATTAATATTATACCTTTCTGTATAAGCTTTAACTAACTCTTTAGGTGGAAGCTTTCTTTCTTCAGAACTAACATTAGCTCGCATAGATTTTATATCTTCACCAGTATAAGTACCTCTTAAAACTCTTACTCCACCTGTTTGACCTAAGTTATGTAGTACAAACATATTCTCTTTAGTTACAGGTAAATCAAACTCTTTTAATCTACTTTTATAATCAGATAATAAGCTGTGCATTACCATTTCTTGACCTTCAGGAGTACGTGCTTCTTTCATACTTATACCTAAATCCTTAGCTTTATCAGCTAGTGTACTTTTAACTACTTGGTATTTACCAAAAGCACTAGACCTAGTATTACGTGCATTATAATCACCACCTGATTCAATACTTGAAAAGTAATCAGCTATTTCAGTGTCAGATTCATTATAGTTTAACTTTGAACCTATACGCTTAGCTAATCCAAATCTACCTTCCATACTAGGAGCACTAGTAGTACTCCTAGTATATGGTTGCTTTGATATAGGCATAGTATTTAGTTCTTCCATTTTACTATCAAAACTAGTCTTATCTATAGAGTCAGAATTAAATATATCTAGATTATTAAAACTAGATATATCTACTCCTTTACTCTGCATAATAGATGTTAAATCTGGTATAGTATAAGATTGACTAGGGTCTTCATTTAAAGTATCATCTATAGAGTATAAACTTTCTATAGCACCTAAAGTATCTACAAATATATCTATCATTTATTTTTCTCCATTAATTCTTTAAATTTCATTCTAACTATTTTATCTGCTTCAGCTTGTGACATCTTAACACCAAAGTCTTTTTCTATACGTTTTATAAGTATATTAGCTTCTGCTTCTATAGCTCTTTTAACCATACTCTGATTAGCTCTAGTATCATCAACTATTAACTTTTTACGTACACTCATACCTATATTAGTTAGACGTTTATCATTTAAATACTGATTAACTTTTCCAACAAATTTATCATACATACCAGCTGCATCTCTTATACCAATACGTTCATTAATACCTTGAGCTATAATACTATTTTGTACAAAGTCTGCAATTAAGTCATCTGACCTATCTTGCATAATAGCTTTAGTAGCGGATGTACTTACTGTACCTCTTTGAGTACCATATAAGTTAGGTCCACTTGGTAACTCAGTAGTTTTAGGTTGTAATGGTTGTTTCCAGACTAATCTAGGAACTAAGTTATCTGTACCTTGTATCTGAGCTAAAGTTTGTTTTCTTAACATATATTCATTAGTTAAGTCATTTCTAACTCTATCAAAATTTAATTTAGTTCTGATATTACGTCTATCTTTAGGTAATTGAGAATACATTTCTTTAACTGTTTTACTACTTAATGGATTCTCTAATAATTTAGATGTATTCTTAAGTAAAGCTAGAGCATTAGCTTTATCACTTGTACCTAATTGTTTAACATAGTTAAATACAGAACTAGCTACTTCATACTTAAGTCTAACTATTGGGTCCGCTGTTAAGTAACTTTGAAATTTAGGTATTTCAATTTGACCTGAAACTCTTGCTAAATTAACATCATTCTTAAATATGACTGCCATTTTATTAATAGTTCTAGTAAGTTGTTGTGCTTGTGGTGAGCTATTTTTCCAACTAATTTTATTAATTTCACTAGCTAGTTTAGGAAAGTGAATTGCTCTATTACCACCAAATGAACCTGCGGAGTACTTTTCAACTAAAGTATTTAGCACAGCACCATCTATTCTACCTCTAACATTAGGTGGTAGCTTTTCTACAACTTGGTTAAATACGTTTATACCAGTTAAGTTATCAGTCTTAGTACCTATATATTTACTTAAAGCTTTAGCAACTATATCATCATTAATACCAGGTCTAGTTAAGGCTTTAAATAAAACATTTTTCTCTAATTTTTTCATATCAGAATACTGTGATTTAGCAGTTGACCAGCTATCTAACCATTGCTTACTATTTGGTATATATATATCAGCGGCTTGTTTAATCTCATCATCTATACTATTTTTTATAACTTGTAGTTTATCTGACTGTGCTTTACTAATAGTTCCTGAGTTATATTTAACTTCATTAACTAATTGTCTTAAATCAACTAAGTCTTCAAAGTTTCTACCATCAGTAGCATCACCTACACGTTCCATTAGATTAGCATAGTTTTGAGCTATTCTTGGGTCTTCAATCTTAGCACCTATTTCATCTAATATAGGTTTAAGGCCTGTTTTCTCATAGTTAAAGGTATAACCTTCAGTAAAGTCTTTACCCGCCTGTTTAACAGCACTATAATTATCTTGAACTTCCTTAATATATGTATCTAAGTTCTTGTTAACTACATAGTGTATATTATCTGCATTTAACTCATTAGCAGCTTGTTTAAGTTGCTTAGCACGATCAAATACTTGATTAGCTACTTGAGCTGAAGCGGTAGGGTCAAATACATCTGCTGCCTTAACTATAGCTTCGCCTCCAGGTTGAGTCATAGCGAGTACTTTTAAAGCTTTTTCATCTCTAGTACCATCAATTGGTCCCATCTTGGCTTCTACATTAGCTATTAGTTCATCTACTTGTGCATCTGTTGTATTAAAGTGTTTATTAGCAAAGTCTTTAGCTCCTTCTATATTCTGTTCTTGTATAAACTTGTAAAGACCCTTAGCTTTAGTACCAGCATATTTAATACCTTTAAATACTTGATGACCTATAACTCCACCTATAGCATCTACTATACCTTCTTCAGTCATTTGTTGTAAAGCTAAATCACTATCTATCTTTTGTGCAATATCTAATTGATTAATAGCTATATCTATACCTTTACCACCAAATGCACCTACTGCTCCACCAACTATTCCGCCTACTGTAGCACCTACATAACCTGCTCTACCACCTAGTTCTACACCTGTAATAGTTCCAGCTGCTGCAAGTGCAATAGTAGATTTTGATGCCCATAAGTCTTGTAATATACTAGAATCTAACTCTTCTGTTTGCTCTACTCCATCTATAATAGACACAAGTTTACCATCTTTATTAACCGTAACATTATCTATGCCTCTATTTTTAAGTTCTTTAACCAAGTTATTTTTAAGTACATAAGAGGCTCTAGAAGCTTCTTCTCTATCTTCTTTATTAAATGATATAGATTTAAAACCATCGGAGTACTTTTTATACATACTATTATACTTAGCTATAGTACTTTTAGCTTCTTCAGCTTGCATAGCATCAGAGTCAAGATTAGGTTGTACCATACGTTGATTAACTAAGTCTAGTTGAGGTTCAGTACTAACAGGTTGATTAACTGTAGCAAATGGATTCTTTTCTTGAACTGGGTTCATTAAAGTACTTACTGGTTTAGGTATAGATTTAGGTTCTTCAGTAACTAAACTAAAACCTTCTGGTATTTCAGGAGATACAGGCTCTGAACCTGTATCTTCATTAACTAAACTAAATCCTTCTGGTATTTCTATGCTCATTACATACCTCCTTGAGTAGGTCTTCCACCTAATTGGTTAATAGCTTGACCTTGAGACATTTGTCCTGGTACAGCACCTTGTTGCATTTGTTGTTGCATTTGCTGATTTCCACCAAGCATTTGAACAGTTTCATTAAGTATATTACCTATTTCCATACTATATTTAGATTTAATATTTCTAACAGCTAATTCACCTGCTTTAAAGTAACCAACAGGATTAACTTGACTTAATATGTTACCCATAGGGCCATTAATAAATTGCTCTAGCATAACTTGATTTCTTTCATCTTCATCATTATAAGCTACAGTATCTACTTCAATATCAGCTTTTGTAAAAGCTATCTCACTATCTCTTGTAGGTATTGGTGCCATAACTAGTGAACCATCTTCAGATACTATAGGCTCAAGTGATTCAGGGTCTAGTACTTCCTCAAATAATAATCTCATTTCAGGTTGACCTGTTTGAGGATTAACTCTTCCAGTAGGTACTTGCATAGGTGAATTAATTTCTAACCACTTTTGACCCTCATAGGTATCAGCTATTCTAATAACATCATGAGCAGTATAGTATTGTTTTATTAAGTTCATAATATCCCAACCAAGTAGTCTATAAAAGCTTTCTACTTTAGCTGTTACATATCTTAATGCAACTACTGATGCATTTTGTTGTAGTTTAACTTTACTTCCTGAATCACTGGCATAGGCCATACCTAAGAATGAGTCATTGATACCAAGTACTCTTTGTACTCTATCCAGTGCTTTATCTATAATAGTATATTGGTCAAGTACTTCTCTTGTTAAGTTCTCTACTTTAATACCAGCTAGTGATTTAACAGGTATAACAGCATTAACTCTATTTACTTGATTAGTAAAGTCATTTAAGTTTTCTACAGCTGTTTTCTCAACAAATACTTTTTGAGTATTTACCATTAGTTGTATTTTTAATAGCGCTTGATTAATAGCATTTTGTGTTTCAACTACTTCTCTAAATACACCATAGTGTTCTACTTTATTACTTGTATGTAGCTTCTGAACTCTATATGGATTCTTAACTTCTTTATAAGTAATTTCCTTTTTAGATAGTTCTTTATCTCCAGACCAGAATATAGACCACCATTTATCTTTATCATCTTTAATAATAGTGTGAACTACTAGATAATTATCAAACTGTTTGTATCTACCTTGAAACCTTACATTATATGTATATTCAAATTGAGATTCAGTTATGTTAGTATGATTATCATACGCTTGTAACTTATCTATTGTACCAGCACCAAATTGTTTTTCAACTTCTTCAGAAGGCATCCACTTAAATCTATGTATATATCTAGCATCTGAATAGTCATCTAATCTACTCATAGGGTCAAGAACTAATTCTAAAGCTGGTATATGATTAATCTCAATTTTATACTTAGGTCTTCCAAACTCATCTTGCTCACCTATTTTAGACACATTAACATAGCTACACATTAAACCAGTAAGTATACCATCTAGTTTAATTTTATCACCTTCAGAAAGAAAGTTATTAACTCTAAATGTTTGATTAACTAAGTCATGCAGAATAGCTGCAGTTTGTATATCATCAACTTGTGCTGGATTAACTTTAATAGTATTAATAACTGTAGAGTAATATCCAAGTAACATTCTACCAAACATCTTAACTATATTAAATGTTTCAGGGGGTTGACCACGCTTAGCTAATATAGATAATTGCTCAGCATTATAATGTCGGTTATGGTACATGTCCATAACCTTCATTGCTTCCTGTCTTGATTCAAAATATGAGTCATGACCTAACTGAAAAGAGTCTTTAAGTGTCTCAATATCTATTTTCATTGTTTAACCCAACCTTTTCCATCAAATATCATTGTTTCACCAGTAGATTTATTCTCTATTTTAGACCCCACTTTTATAGTAGGTTTACCACCTAAATATGTGTCAAGTTGTTTACTTACAGTTTTTAAACCTTGTATAGGTGTTCTATACTTAGCATTATATAGTGTAGGTTCAAGAGTTTTATTAGCTTCATAGTCACCAATAATTTCATCTACTTTATTCTTTAATCCAGACATATTAACTTTAGTGTTCTTATTTAAAGTTCCCATAGACGCAGCAAATCTTTGTGCTTCAGCTTCAGATACTGTTAAACCAGATTGCATTTTTAACATAGTTGAAGTAACTGATAAATATGCTTGTCTAAAGTTCACATCTTTTAAATCTTCTTCTGATACATTTCTAAGTGCCTCAGGTATATACTGTTTAACAGCATCTATTTGATTTTTAACTACTGCAGTCTCTACATTTTCTTTAGTAGCTAAATCAGCTATTTTAGTTGACGCAGCTTGTACAGCACCTAGTCCATCACCTAGTTTCTTACTTATATTATTAACTAGTTTCTTACCACCTGGTGTTTCTTCTAAGTCTCTAATAGCAGAGTTAACTAATACTTTATCTTTAGCATCTACTTTATCTAAGCTAAATTTAGGGTCAGCTAAGTTAACACCTCTGTTCTCTAATTTACTTACATCTATAGAAACTTTTTCATTAGCTGCTACACCTGAACCACCTTCTTTAGTTAACCAACTATTATAAGTAGCTGTTTCTTCTTCTGACGCAGTTCCTGCATTTATTTTAGTTTTTATCTTACCAAAATATTCAGCCGTTTGAATATCAAAAGGTTTAGTTTCTGACTTACCACTTGTTTTATTATTTAACATAGTCCAAACTTCTTCAGTAGTCATTTCACCTCTAGATACTTTAGTATTTAATTCATTAACTAAGTTAG